ATAATTTACCTTAATATACTACTTTCAAATCATCTAATGGTAGGTTTTGATTAAATTCAATCAATACCACTTTATCATCACTATCAGCTAAAATACCTGTATTTGTTTCATAATTATAACCCAATGCACGGTATCTTTTTCCTTTGTATTCTACATCTAATTTAGCACTAATAGCAAAGTGGAAAATCTCAACTAACTTATCTTTAGGTTTAAATTTATTTAAAAAATCCACTATATCACGAACATAAACTTGACCATTACTAACACTTTCATAACTAATTGCATCAGTCCAAGTACCATCAGCTTGTTTCATTTTACAACGACCAGTTGTAAAATATCCTTTTTCTTTATATTCTACATACATAATTTACCACCTATTTCAATACCAAAAAACAACGATCTAATAAAATAGTGTTAGATTTTGGCTTACAATTAAATTCAGACCAATATTGCTCTTCATCGTTTAAAACAGATAAAGTATCACCGACTTTTGAAAAAGTACCTAATCCAGTATTAGGTGTTGTATCAATTGAATTAGTGATAGGTTTAATAAGTCTTAATGTTACCATTCTTTCAAAATTAAACTTCTTTTCAATTGATACTACTAAAAATTTGTCATATTCTGACCCATTTCTAAATTCTAAAATACTACCAATTTCAATATCTTCAACGTTCATAAATCTAACCTTATTCTAATTTACTTTTCATAAAATCCAACCAAACTTGAGCATCTTCTTCTGTTCTAAAGCATTGACCATGTTTAGCAGAACATCTATCAAAATCGTTAGATTCCCAATATTCACTTTCATAATTAACTACACCGCCATAAATATAATAATATGGTTCATCTTCACGTGGAATAAAAGGTTTAGGTAAATCTTCAGGATTGATAGGGTCTTTCCACATACCAGCTATACTGTATTTTGAATAGTTATGTGCTACACATTTACCACTGATTGACCATCTAAAAATTAATAAAGTACCTTGAACCATACCAACTAAAGGATAATCAGTTTTTCCATCAAAAATATCTTCTATATCTTGAATGTTTTTGAAAATGTATGCTTTAAGACCATTACGCAACACAACAGGCTCACCGTTCAATGCTTTTTTCAAATCAAATTCAATCATTTTTTACCAACCTTTAATAACAAGAGAATTTTCTCTAGATTCTACTTTATATCCAGCTTTTTTAATAAGCTCAATCAAACCTTTATCATCTACTTTATTTCTTAATGATCTACTATTCACTACTACTAAATCACAAACCATAAAATTTCCTTGAATTAGTTTGCTAATTGTTTTCAAATCTTCAGCGTATCTACTTTTTTTCAACTCTTTAATTTTTGCAAGTGGAATTAGATCTGCATTTTCTGCAACTTCAACTACAACTTCCTCTTCAGTTGGTTCTTTTGGTTCAATCCAAGGTGCTGTTTCTTTCAATTCTAAATCCTCACAAGTAAGAATTCGTCTATTTGTATAAACAGTAGGGTATGAATAAGCACCATAAGCAATACTATGACTTAAATAAATCCAATATGTATCACCTTTTTCAGCATAAGCAGTTGTTGTGGTAGCTACATAATTTAAGTAAATTGGATCTTTAATTTCAGAGATTAGTTGTAAGCATAGTGGTAGATTATCAGCTTCATTAATACTTATAACAACAAACTCAGCCTCACTAACTTTATCAACTACAATATCACCAACTTTTAATAATTTAATTTGATCTAGTTTCATTTTCTTTTACCTTTGAAATATGTACCTTTTAGATAAGTAGGCTTGAACCAATTAGCAACATATAACTTATTTCCTTCTTGCTCATAAACAATACTTTTTGCAATCCAAAAATCACCATAATTGTCATGAAATAAATAAGCCTTTTCTGTTTCATATAATAATGACTTGATATAAATTACACCATAATCATCATCGTATGTATCAATCCCATTTTCTTCAGCCCAAGCCATACTATCACCTACTCTTTTATTTTGTCAAGGTCTTTTAAATAGTCTAAACATAATTTTACACTTTTCAATTTTTGATAATTTGAATCAAGGTAGCAAATAATACGAAAAGGATCTGAATCATCTACTAAAATATACGTTCCATTGCTAGTAGATCCAGCTATAAAACCACGTTCAACAACACCGTCAGTATTTTCAACATAGACTAATTCACCTGTCTTGTAAGAATATCTAAGCACTTCTGAATTATTTTTAAAAGTAAAAACAAGATTATTACTACCATTGTTTTTTATATCAACTCCTAGTGCATTCCACGTAACAGGTGTAATAGATTTTATATCTGTATCATTAACATAACCAACATATAATGCGTGTTCAGGAATATATTTTAAAATATAAGCCTGCTGACCGTCTCTAGTTGGTAATGTTTTATTGTACTTTAATGCAAGATTTAAATAACGTTTAGATTCTTCTACACTATACATAACAAATTCCTTAATATAAAGCCCATAGCAGAATTATTATTTTAACTCATATAATCACTAGCCTTAATCATAAAAATCCTACTATGAACGATTTATCCCTATTCTATAGCACTAAATCAACTTGATCTAAACTAAATATTTCATCACTAACATACTCAGCAATCAATCCTGAATTTGATTGATAAACTGTAATATATCTTGAATCTTTAGTCTTACCAATTACATTAACAGTTGATATACCATAAGGAGTTTTAATAGTCATACCAATACCATTCTGTAGTGCATACTCCGCTAGTTCATTAGTTGATGAGATAACTTTAATATTGTAATCAGAAAGTTCAGTATTTACTCCTTCTTTAGTCCAAGTAGTTGCTTTAGTTTTTTGTTTTAGTGTAATGCTACTGACACCTACTACATAACCAATATATTCATCAGTTAAGCTAATATATCCTATAATCTTAGCAACTGCTCCATTTTTTAAATTGACTGATTTACCACTTTTTAAAGCGTACTCCAATAATTCTTGAGCTGTAAATTTTTGCATACTAATCCCCTAAAGCAATAACACTAAACTAATAAATACTGCTAATCCAATTGATAATGACCATCTTTTCATAAATGATCTCACTTCTTTATCTTTTCGGTTAAAAAATAGCCAACGAACCATTTCCACCGCACCTAAGATAAAAAAGAATGTAACTAAAAATCTTAGCACTAACGCCATTTTTAATTACCTCTTAAAAGAATAAACAACCAATTACAAAACCTACTACTAACCCTACCCATTGCTTTTCAACAAATTCTGGAATAGTTTTTGTAAGTGCTTTTGCAAGTTGTTCTGATAGTTTTAAGTTTGAATTTCCTAACATAATTTTTTCCTCTATTGGTTTAAGGATTGAATGCTAAAAATAACCAACAAATACCAAACACGCCTAATAATACAATCAAACCTTGACCTAATTTAATTAGCCAATCAATTAGTTTAATTTCTTCATTATTCATAACATAATCCTTAGTTGTTTTGTTTAAATTCAGTTTGATCCTAACCTACTATTTTTCGTTTGTCAAGCTAAATTCATATCCTTTTGAAATAACTCTTTTAGTTGGTCATAATTATACATATTCTTTTCCATGATAAATTGTTCACGCTTTTTCATGATTAAATCTTTCAAACTCACATCGTTGCCAAACACTTCAAACCAAATATTGTTAGCTCGATTGACACTGATACGAAAAACAGTACCATCACGACCTGTATTCATACTGATTGAGATATTATCAAAAACTAAAGTATATTCATAGCTTTCTTCGATAAATTTCGCTTTATCTAAATTCTTTTCTAACGCCTGAATATCTAAATCACTAAGATTTACTTGTTTTGAACTAATATATTCCATTTTACCACCTATTTAAAATTCCACGTTTCAGTAAATTGTTTATTAGTCATATCTACCATTTCACAACCAAAATATTCAGCTAAAATATACCAGCTTGGAACGGTAGGGCTATTATTATATTTTTTGTTATATTCTTTCACATAACGTAAAGCCAATTCCTCAGACTTGAAATATAACATTTCATCAGTTCTACTACCCCAACCAGCTTCACTTTCAATCATAGCTACAATATATACTCTTTCCATATCTATTATCCTCATTTAATTTTGCCAATAAAATAATTACTACAAACTAACTTATTTGCAACCTCTATTACAATGCTTTGATAATCTTTGCTTAAGTCAATAGGTTGTTTTTCATAAAATTTTACTTTCCAATAAAAACCTTCATCTCCATTTAAGTCAAATGTAAAACTATAAAAACCTGAATTACATAAATCTTTATGCACTACTACTTCTTTTTTATTACTTAGATAAAATTCTAAATCATTAAGATAGTAAGGCATTTTATGAACTTTAATTGCCTTAAAGTGATTTTTATAATCTTCTAAATCTTCAAATTTTACATAACCTTCAACATACCCAATATGATCTAAGTCGAGCGGTGTAATATCTAAAATTGGTTTAATTATCTTTTGTGTGCTATGCAAAAATCTAAGTCTTTCAAAATACTCATTTAACCAAAAATCAACCCTTTTAGCTTCTTCTTTACTTGTTACTGATTTAATTTCAATTGAAATACTTTCATAAAAACCTCTTAAATCTATTTCTTTTATTTCAATATCTGGCTTATCTAATTCAATCTCACCTTTAAATTTAGATACTCAATTATTGTATTTATCAAATAATCTTTAGCAACTGATCCACCATATCTAAAAGCAAATCCTTTATTTGGCATAAAAAACGTATTAGAATAACCTTTATATTCTTTATCAATAATTGGTTGTTTTTCTTTCACTTCTTCTTTTTTAAATAGCTTACAAAGTAATTTAAACATACTATCCCCTTAGTTTAGTTAATTTTACGCAATATAAAATAGTTTATTCTACTATTTTAAGAAAGTAAGGTGGCACACTCAATCTAACATAATCATTCACTAGCATTATAGTAAACCCCTTTATAATTTTGATTACATACTAACCTACTTAGATCTTACTTGTCAATAGATAATAGTAAATAATAACCTAAAAAACCTATCACTATGGTGTATGCACTTAGAAACAAACTTAAAACCTATCTACATACACCATAGTGATAATAATAGATAGATTTAACTATATATCTAAAATCCTTAATATAACGCTTATTTCAGGCAATAAAAAAACCTACCTAAACAATCCTACTATCACACTAAAATAATGCAACAGTAAGCGATTTAGGTAGGTTATATTTGATTATTGATATTATTTTTTACCTAATTTCTTGTTATGTAATTTAACCCAATGCCAAATTATCGCTCTATCATAATCAGATAATCTAATTTCTATATTCTTTTCAAAATTAACTACCTCTTTTGAATAGTGATAGTAGTGATAGTCCTTTATACGAAAGGATTGCATTTCTGTGATATAATTTTCACTATTAAATAAAGCACTTTTAAATTCAAGCAATTTACTAGGCTCATTATATCTATTGTATATCAGTATTAAGTAGTATTTTGTATGTTCAAAGTCAAATAGATTAAAATAGCACATAAGACTAAAACAAAACATTACTACAACTATACCACTTATTTCAATTATCATAACACATACCACCAGACAAAAACATATCTCTTAATTCAATAATCCCTTTATCAATCACTTGTTCGATTGGTTGTTTAGTAAGCCAAGTCATAAACTCAACATCTAACGTATCTAAACATTTAGCGAAAGGGAATTTACTGGTATAAGTGCGTTTGTACAAATCAGCTAATCCTCTTCTACGTTTCCAATCTGAATAATATTTGCCTTTATACTTGAACATAAAGCCTGTTTGGTCTTCAATTACATAACCTTCAACTTGACTTTTATCAGCCCATTTGAACCAATCTTCTAATTCAGTCCAATTATCCACTGTTTCTAATAAAACTTTAGATATTAAGTTAGTAGATAAAACCAAATCAACATAATCAACAGTCTCATATTCAAGTTGGTTTTTGATAGCTTGTAATAAAACTAATTTATCTTCATCATATTTAATGATATGTGGATCGTGTTTTGTAATAACCTCAAACACTAAACTACAATTATTCTCAGTAATAAATTGTTTAATTAGTTCAATATCTTTAGCATTTAATTGGTTATAAAATAGCTCTTTAAACCAATCTACATATTCACTGTTTGTTACAGATTTAGTAGCAAAAACAAACTCACCATCAATTACAGATAAAATGCCTAGATAACCGTTTTCTTTTAACCATAATTTAACAGGGAATTTTAAGTTAGCTTGTAATGATCGTTTAGTAGTAGCTTCTACTTCCCCGCCATAGTTGAAAAATTTATTAAAGCTACGCAATTTAACTTCACCACTTACCTTATCAACAAATAAACCTCTAGCTTTAATTGTCATATCATTCCACGCTTTCTTTTTAAACGCCATACGACTGAAATTGATAGAGATTAAATTATGATCACAAGCCTTAGACTTAACTAAACGACTTGATAACATTTTATTTACTTGTTCATTTTCTACTGTTCTATGATCAAGTTCATCGCCTTGTTGTTCTTCAGCTTTCAATACTTTAAATACTGTATTTTGATATTGCAAAATTTCAACAGGTTTATTTGGTTGAATTAAGCCTACTGATAAATGACCACCAAATTCTACTTCGCTTTCTAAACAATAAGAATAATCGCTACTTTCAACACCTCTATGACCATGTAATTGAATAAAGTCTTGGCATTTACCTTGTAAGTAATTGTCTTGATATAATTCACCTACATTGGTTTCATAATTACCTACACCTTTTACCATTTGTTCAGTTGAGATATAAGTCAATTTTGGAACACTAGTCAATCCACCGTGCGTAACCAAGTATTTTTGATTATGGAATTTAAAAGCATAACATTGTCTAACTTGTTTCCACCATTTGCGAATATCCTTTTTCAAGTCTACTACTTGATCTTCACTTAAATCTTTTACAAGTTCAGGTAAAGTATTTTTCAAGAAGTATCTTGATTTAACCTCTAAACCTTTAGCCCAATTGATTAAGTGTGCCTCGTGGTTTCCTTCCAGTTGAACTACGTTAGGTAAAGATTGAATAGATAAAATATAATCTAACACTTCTTTATTCTCAATACCACGATCTAAATAATCACCTACAAAAACATATAAGGTTTTAGGATCAATTTCACCAATAGCATCTTTTAAAACTGTATAACAACCTTGAATATCACCAATCACTTTTACTTGTTCATATTGTTTAGTAATATCAGGAATGTAAAAATTATCAATTTCTGATAAAGAATAAATACGTTTAAATCGACTTGGCAAATCCACGTTTTGAATTAAAGTATAAGCTCGTTTAATTGCTTCAACAGGAACAAATTTATATTGATCACGTTTAGCATTACGTTCAATACATTCTTCTAAAGTGGCTTCAGGTTGATAATAGTAAATCGAATATTTGTAATGATCAGCTAAATCAACATATTTTTTAACCAACTTAGGACTGTTATGTGTAGCATCAATAACAGTAAAATCCCCACGTTGCATACGTTCTTCTAAACATTGCAATAACATATTCCACGCTTGAGTATCATTTCTTTGTGTGATATGCCAATTCCCTTCTTCATTTAATTGTGGATTACAGATTAGCGTTCTAAATCTATCAGCCTCTAAAGTATATGGCTCTAAACCATTTTCTTTAATAAAAGTTGATTTACCAGAACCCATTGCCCCACGTAAAAGTAAAAGTGTTCTCATTTTATTTCCTTAATTAATTTTTCATAATTTCTTGTAAAGCACGTTCCCACTCTAAAGCATCGGATTCTGTTCTAAAGCACCAACCACATTTAGCAGCATTATAATCTACATGACTACCCATAAACTCTTCTCTACCTATACCACCTCCCCAAAAAATGAAGTAGTATGTTTCACCAACTTTAGGAATAAATGGTTTAGGTAAATTTTCTAATGTAATGCGTTCAGGTGGTTCTTCCCACATCCCAATTATATCTAAACATGTATCAAACATAGTAGAGTACTTTCCATCTTTAGTCCATGCAATTGAAGTATTTGCAACTTCACCTTTTTCGTTAAATGCTATTCCATGCAAACAATATGATAAATTAGTGCCTCTAACATATTTTAAATTGTCAGGCAATTGATAAAGAATTAAAGCCTTATTACCGTTTCTTAATGCAACGTATTCACCTTTTAATGCTTGTTCTAAATTAAACTCTTTCATTGATTATTTCCTTGTAAGAACGAAAGTAAAAATTCATCGCTATATTTCATCATTGGTGGATTATTCCACATATTTGATAATACTGAAATAAAGGCTTGAACCTCTGTTGAATCATGATCAATAACAATACGATGACCGTTTTTATTGGTAATAGTAATCTCATGACCACAACCACTATACCATTCAATTGTTAGGTTTGCAAAGACAAATTTTCTAGTCCTATTAGAAAAATCAGAATCAATTGTTTGATAATATTCAGTGTGAGAAAGCTCTTCCAAAATCCCTGTTAAGTTATATAGGAATTTATCTTTATCTTCATTCGACATTTTGATTTTCAAAGTCATAATATCACCCATCAATGCTGCCATCGCTAAATTCAACAAAATCCTCAAATTGATAAGTTTTTCCATTTGCACTAACAAAACAATCATTATCTTCGTTGTACATAAGGTTGAAAATTACACCATCAAAATTTACACAAAGATATTTACACCCATTATATAAGCCCATTTCGTGTAATTGGTTTGCTGTTTTAGCCCATTTTAAATTTAAATTAATCATAATTTTTCCTTATTTAATAATGTTGTTGATAATTTTCATCTTGATCAATATAACGCCACCATAATTCGTCTTGGTCATTTTTATCTTCCCAATAAGGGTCATATTGAACTTCATTACATAGCTGATCAATTGTATCAAATAATTCATCAGCTTTTAATTGATAGCCTCTAGACATACACCACCTAGCAATTGTAATGCACCCAATAACTTCTCAATTTTTTAAGTTCTGGGTTTTCTTGTGTGAAATCCATTTTGCCTTGATAATCTAAAATAACATTTTCGATACGATCAAAGATACCGTTTACTTCTGTTCCAATGAAAGCATAAGTTTTATTAGGATAGAATTTTTTACTTGTTTCGTAAAGCTCTTTCACTTTGCTTTCAATTTCTTCTTCTAAACATTCAATCTTGATAGCTGAACTCCATTTTGAAAAGGTTTTAGACTCTTGAAAAGATACATAGAAAGTAAACATTTTAATCTCCTTAGTTGTTTATCCAACCTACGCTTTACATTATAGTAATTTTCTACACCTTGTCAATACTTTTTGAAAAAAAAGCTAAGATTTTCTTAGCTTTTACTTTATAACTTTTTCCAACTATTTTCATCAGTACAAACAATGTAATGATCTTGTTTATTATCATACAAGGCTATTGAGTGAGTATCAAAAATTTCCTTATCAATTTTTGTTAAGAAGAATTTCACTGATTCATAAGTATCAAATCGGATTAAGTTTTTCATAACCCCATTATTATCTACAATACTTAATTCCCAATTTCCATTATTCTTAATACCTGAACACCATTTCTCAGGTTTAATAGATGCTAAGACTTCACCATACATAAACTTACTTGATTTAGCTTTATCAAATTTGTGTTCACCATTAATATCATAAAAACTTACCCAATCATAAGTATAATAAGCGTGACCTTCAATTTGATCATAAACTACTAACCCATCTTTGTGGTTGTGTAGTAATCTTAACGCCTCAGCAAAATTCCAACAACCACCTCTTGTATATTCTTTTTCAACTGAATAACTAGTTTTTAATAAACTAATAGCTTTAATTAAACTTCCCACCCTTCAGATTTTTTATTTTTTCTTGAATATGATCCTTTTCCTTTCTTTGGTTTTTCAACTTTACTAGCAAATAAAGGATCGGTAACTAATGCTTTAATAGCTGATTCTTTAATTGTACCTTTTTTATGCTTATACATATCTATATACCTATTTTACAATTTTTCTTTAGCTTACCTATTTAAAATTAAATTGTCAATA